CTCAGCACCCATATCATCAAGAACAGCTTGTACTTTATGTGGATTTTGCTTCCATACATACTTAGCAACTTCCATTAATCTTTGCATACAATCTCTCTTAAATGAATTATGTAATGAGAAATACTTCTCAGTCATAGAATTAGATGCTGACCATCCCATGTTAGATGTACCTACATTAGCATCACCTTTAACATCACCTTGTCTGTATTCATTAACTCCTGAAATCAAATCAAGTTGTTGTTTAACAAATGCTAATAGTTGAATATGCTGATTAATATAGTTACCCATTTCAAGGTTAATACCTGTTGCAGCTAACTGATTATATGTACCTGCTGACTTACCTTGAAGAGGCCCTTTAAGTACCTCATTAGTAGGGTCCATAAACATTACATTAGTAGCTTCTGCATATTGTAACCATTTGAGGGGATCCCACTCTGAAGGAATCATGCTGGTATTAATTGCCAACATTGGTCCTTTATATTTAGAAATAGCTAGGTTTAATCTATGGAAGAATATATCATACAAGTAATCCATAGGTTTCATAACATCCATGAATGACATTACCCTTGAATTATTTGTATTACACAATACTCCTACATAAGGTGGTTTACTTTCTGATAGATTACTCATACTCCTTGATTGATAAGGAATAGGTCTAATCTTTACATAAATATCATTGGCAATCTTAGTACCTTCCCACCATTCATTAACCCATAACCACTTTACTGTTTCACCAGCATCTTTATCAATCTTGTAGTACTCATCTACAATCTTTTCTTGTGGACTACCATACTCATCATAATAACTTACTTTACCAATCTTTCTTCTAGATCTCCAACAAACTCTCATAACCCTAACATTACCCCTTTGGTCATAAGCACCACCAAAGTAATGTGTAGCAATTTGGTTAGGTACAAATAACTCACCTGCTGTATATCCAAATCTTTCTTCAACAGTAATATCTCTGTTAAATGCCATTTGAATACCACCAGTTCTCATTGCATTATACTCTTTACTTTGCTCTAGATTACTAGTCTGTTCTTTAGTAAGATATTCATGGAAATAATCCACTACTTGTCCTACAGACATCATTGTATATTCTACAATCCAATCTGCATCTTCAATTTTATAAGTCTCAGGTGATTGAATAGTAAACAAATACAGAGGATTTACTTTTCTAAATACAATATCATTCCCAAGCTCCTCAATACATACAACTTCCTCACCTGAAACTAAAAAGTCTTCCCAACATCTTAAGAATACATCAGATACTTTTAACTTCTTATACTCATACTTAAGTATTTTATTAGCTGTTATCTCCTTAAGATCTTGATAGTTATATTTTAAATATTTATCAAACTTACTAAGCTCTTTTTGCATTTCTTCCTCCATTACTTGAGGATCAACTTCTTGACCTTGAAATGCAGCTTGTAATTTTTGCTGTGCTATTGATACCAATTTTTGGTACCATTGATCTCTAATTGCTTCTTCCTTAGAAGAAATTCCCATTTGGTCAGCTGAAGATATAAAAGCCTTAAAAGGATATCTAGTTAATCTTTTAGCTTCTTCACCAACTAGGGTATTTATTTTTGAATTACCTAAACCTATATGTTGAATATTTTTAGGGAATGAAGAAAACTCAATACCATATGGTTCACATATAGCTTGAATATCTTTATCAGTCAACATGTTGTTTCTCAATCTATAGTTAACCTTCTTATTATAAAAGGTTTGTCTTACTACAGATGAGTCAAACATTAGTACGTTTTCCCCTGCATCTATACACTTTTTAGCCCATTCTAAATTCTTTTGTGAATCTGATAGTGCTTGTTGTGGTACTTGTATTACTAAATTATTCATTTTTTACAAATTTAATTATCTACTAAACATGTTGTTAAAAAACAGTGTATTATCTTTATAGCTGTTAAACTCTTCTAAAGGGTCATAACTGTCTTTTAGAAATCCTTTTTCTTTGAAGAAACCAGACTCCAGAAAACTCTTAGCTTTTTTGGCATCAGCTTTAATAATTTCCTTATTCAAAGTTACATCTAAAATCAATACGGCAATCATGGCTGACACCCTGTCAAAGTTTCCATCCTTGTTCCACTTAATTAATTCCTGAATTAAGCCAGTAGACCTCAATCTATTAACATTTAACACCTCAGAATTAGCTTCCATTGGCTCTAATAACCACTCTCTAATCAACTCTCTACCCCAAGTATTTGTTCTTTCAGTAGCCTTATACCCATAAGAAGTATTTAAATTAGGTTTCCACTCAATTTTATCTCTAAGTTGTGTAGGAGTTTCAGATAACATATATAAAGCCTTTTTATGCTCCATATATGTAACAAATCCTAACTTGTTAATTTCTGGGAATCCCATAGCATTGTAGTAGATAATTAATTTTCTACAATTTTCATAGAAATCCTTAGCTAATTGTGGTCTTCCTGTGTACTCAGCTACAACTCTTCTTGTAAATCTGTCAAATACAAAGGCACATCCTACAGAATCTGTAGTTGCATGGTCATCATCATAGGGGTCAATACCAACAATATACCTTCTAGTAAATACTTTACCATCATTATCTTTCTGAGGCTGCTCATAAATTTCTACACAACCTACAATATTGTCATCAGGTCTCCTTTTAATAGGATAATCCCTTAATGGCTGTGCATTATCAACAGTTTGAAACCTTAATTCACCTTCTTCTGACATTACAAAGTTACCAATCCAGTTACTTTCTATGTATTTCTGAGAATTAGCTTTAATATCAGCTAATCTTTCATTAAGTAACATAGTAGGAAACATATTTCCTGATGTTACCAAAAATGCTTCTGATGGTGTTAGTGGATACTGTGTAACTGCATCTCTATATGCTTGAGGATTACCCTTTTTAGTTTCCCTATAAGCAATAATAGATTTCATTGCAGCATTCTCATTGGAATTACCTTCATCATCTACAAGCTTTTCAGTAACCTTAGTTTCCTTATCTGTATAAACACCAAACCTTTGTCTAGTTGATGGTAAGAACCACCCACATCTTTGGTTACCCTTATCTGCTTCCCAATCATTAGGGAAAGCAAGTAAGTTAAACCTGTCAGGATCATAGTACATTTCAGAAAAAGCTGCTGTTCCTCCACCCATATCACCACCTGTACCATAAATAATAGGTACACCAATAACATCATCACCATCTTTCCAGCAAGGTTCAGAGATATTATAAGACTCTATAATATTACTAAAGATACCAGCTTCCTCAAACAGGAATATAGAGCTTGATAAACCAGCAGATGCAAATGGATTATCTTTAAATGTAATCTTCTTAATTTCAGACTGATAACCCATCCATACATCTCTACCATCTTCCATCTTTTTAAGATGTCTAGCCTTAACAAAATCCTGTGTATTAGGATTTCTAGGTTTATACCATACAGTAGCTTGGTCTAGAAAGTTTAAGTTATTGAGAGTCATTGCCATAGTATTATCAGAATACTTATTTTCATAAGCTGATATAATACATTTAGCATCTTTATAGAAATTATACTCATGTGTAACTAATGCAGCATTCTTATAAGAAAAACCAGTTCTTCGTGGTTTAACCATTATAAACCCCTTCTTCTCTTGCCTTGCTTTTTCTATCAATGAAAAGAACTCTAAATCTACATCTGTAAACTTAGGAAAACCTTCAGTCTTTCTACCTGTCTTTTCATCCTTTAAAAGCATCCTTGTATAGTTCAAATAGAAGTAATAAGTACCAGGTATAGTAGTATTACCAATGGTAACACCTTCCATACACTTTCTTTTCTCTTCTTTCCAAAACTCATTATACTGAAAAGTACCAGGTAATGCCTTTATATAACTACCTGTATTTTCATAGATAAGTCTTGCTTCTAAAAATGCTTTTGTATTAGTTAACATTACTCGTTAAATTCACTATTAACTTGTTTATCACCTCTAATCTTAACAGCAGTATCCTGTTTTTCAGCCTTAACTGCAGATTCTAAACTCTTATACTGTGATACAACCTTACTCATAGAATCAATAATCTTCAAACTTGCAGTTGTACTTTCAGCATCTACCTCATTCTCATCTAGATACTTAGAGAATTCAAATATCTTGTTCTTAACACTATTAAGTAAAACCTCTAATGGACTCTGCTTTAATCTTTTGTATATTTCACAAGCTTGTTTGACCTTATCTGATGGTTCATAATCCTTTTTTCCCAGTACCTCTTCCTTGATGGCTTCTGTTCTTTTTTCTTCTGAGTAATTGTTATAAGGAGAGTTAAAATCACATAGATGATAGATAAACTTAAAATCTGTATATGCATTAATTTTTGTTTTAGACTTATCTTCTTTCCAGATCTCAGCAAATATTTCTATTGTGAGTATCTCAGGTGAGATAACTACCTCATTATCTTTTAAGTCAAATACCTTCATTACTTAAGAAACTTCAACTTATAGATAGTAGAATAACAAAGGCTAGAAAGCTCATCAATCTGATTCTTAAGGTAATCCTCCTTAAACACTTCTCTTGATGCTTCTACATACTTAGCAAACTCTTCAATGTATTCCATAAAATCCAAAGGCTTAACAGACTTTACTTCAAAGGATACAATACCATACTTACCTTGATAACTTTCTACAAAGCCATCAGCTAAATCAAGTAGAGAATCATAAAATCCACCTAAGGCTGTATGTGCTGCATAGGCACCAGGACCTTTTACTCTAAGATGTTCAATGTGTGCAACATCTCTTGCTTCAAACAATCTACCAATAAACTTACTTGGTGAGTTCATTGGATTGTTCATTAATTTTTCTTTTAATGTTGTCATATTTTTTTAATTTACTTTTATTTATTACAAATTTACCAAAATTTTTGATAATAACATTCTTATTCCATGTATTAGGATCACTATCATCTATTTGTGAAAATTCTGAAACTAGGAATTCAAATAATCCAGAGTATATATTTTTAACCTCTGTATAAGAAACACTATTTCTTTTTGCTATTTCTGTTAGCTTCCTGATAACTTCGTCCTGTAGTCTTACCATAAAATCCTTTTATAACTATCCTTGAAGGTGTATCCTTCATCTTACTTAACTCTTCAAATGAATGATTAACTATAATCCACTGATCTACAGTTCTTAACATACATCTTTTCTTATAAGGTTTTTTAGTTTTCTGATTAATAACCTCAGCAAACTCTGTTATCTCATTAATCTCCAT